ATTTTAATATATAGAATAGGTATAATCAAGGTATATTAGGAAAGTACAGTTAATCTATCTTCACATAACTTGCAGCTTAGTCAGTAACATATTTTCTTATCATACAAATACATATCTTTTTAATTTGTTTTTTATATAGAGTATTTTAAAAATAAAAAAGCCTTGAAACTCAAGACTTTTCAAGAGCGCGAGACGGGACTCGAACCTGTTTTTGTATTAATTTTATAAACCTAACATATGCACTGATTTAATCCCTAAACCCTTGCAGATAGGCACTTGCAAGGGTTTTTATTTTACCTTTTTGAGTTCTAGTTTTTCCGCTTTTATCTCTTGTTTTTCTAAAGTATGCAACACGAAATGCAACACAAAAAAAGGCAGAACAGCCAATGCTTACAGTTCTGCCTTTTATCTTACTCTACCAGCTCATAGTCTTTGAGATTAGGTGTATATGTGTCAAACTTACTATCCCATACACCATCTTCACCTAACCAGTAGTACATATCAGTATCTTTTGATTTTACATAGCAATTCTTAGCCATGATGCCACTCTTAGACAGATAGTAGCTTTTATTGTTATCAAGTATCCATTGACCTGACAGCATAGTACCGTCATCCTTATTCAAATAATACCAGTCTTCATTAGACTTAAACCATCCTGTAATCATATATCCGGAGTTATCAAACACATACCATCTTCCATGTATAAATACCCATTTACCTGATATATAACTATTTGGCGTATCAGCATACCACCACTTACCTTCTTTATTTTTATTCCAACCGAGTGGGTATTCAACAGGATTTGTCCTAGCCTTTTCCACTTTTCTTCCATCCTGCAGAGCTATGGCAGTGTGATGAAATTCATATAAAAGTATGTCACCACGCTTTAAGTATTCATCAGACAACAGATATTTTGGAGCTGATAAAAGCTCAAATTCCCCCGTCTTGAGTAGCGCTGCAGATTCATTACCTGTGTAAATGTCTCCAGATATTCTTATCCCTGCTGTATTAACACATACTGCTACTAAGGCACTACAGTCAGTCTCACAAGGTGTTTTTACATCTTCTATCTTCCAGCCGTTTGCTTTGCAAAGGCTATATAAAGTTGTTCTTTGTGACTGATCATATCCTATAAAATCATTCTTACAAGCCTTCTCCATAGCTACAGCTATCTTTTCAGCCTTGCCTGCATCTTTACATCTTAAAACCTTATTCCAAGGACGGTTATACCAATCTCTAATTGCAACCTCTTTACCATCCTGATTGCCTGCTACACCTCCACTATATCGCATTCTTTCGTCTCTACTTGCTTGTCCTATTTTGACCATACTAACCCCCTAATCTCTGATTATTTCAATTCCGTACTTTTCACAAGCTTCATGCTCCATTACACAACCTCTAGCATCTTCCCAACCATTTGCAAAAAATGCCATATCAGCTGTGGATAAAAGTTCTAAAGATTTTCCTAAAAACCATAGCGGTCTAGCGCTTGCTGGGGCACTTTCAAAATAACTGTCTATGAACTCTACATCACCGTATTCTTTTATAATTGTCTGTTTAATTGCCTTTCTCTCTTCTTTTATTTCTGTATCAGATAAATCTCTCATTGGTTGACTTATAAATACCTTTTTCATATATTATCCTTTCTTATACCCCTAGATCGTTAAGTCAAGGGCATTTGCATTGTTTTATACCCTCTATCACTCTAACAATAAAATCTATTCTTAAGAAGTTGTATCGTCCTTTTTAGCCTTTAATACATCTAAAGCTTTTTTTAATACTTCCGTTCCGGTACCACCCATTAGTGAATAATTTTCCAATATACTTAACCCCTCATTTACTATAAATGCCATACACGCAGCATTTCTTATGTAATTAATATTAAGAACTTTATCCAAATGAAAAGCAATCACTATCATAAATAAAGTTGCAAGCTTCTTAACAAGTCCTTTCCAGCCCGCAACCGAACTTAAGGATCCATGCTCACTCTTCTTACTTTTATGAAATATGCCTGCAACTGTCATGCCCATTACATAGTCTATGACCATGAAAACAAGCAAGGTTCTAAGAGCTATATCAAATCCACCACACAATGTTACTACCAAACCACCTATTCCTCCTGCTACAATTTCTACTATATTTCTCATTAATGCTTATCCTCCTTATTTTTGGCATCACTGTCTGTTGCAAGGTCTTCTCTGCCTTTTTCCTTTAACTTTTTTGCAACACCTGCTTTGAATTTCGCTATTACTTGCTTGAAAGTATATAAGCCGTCAATTATTGCATTTGCTATCACTTCAAAAAAATGTTCCATATCCGCTCCTTTCCTATGACATTAGGTTAGTACCTAACTCTATTAAAGCTAAATCTGTTGCCTGCTGCCTTGCTTTTAACTCTTTAAGCTCTTCATCTTGTGTAAGTGGTCTGTCAATGTATATCGGCTCGATTTTATCTCCGTCTACATCGAGCCTAACAAGATTTTTCCCAATAGGAACATCTACTTTAATAAACTTTAAACCTCCCACAGGGTCAGGGGCAACATCCATCATTTGATAATAGATAGTACCCTGTTCGTCAAATATTACTTTCATATGTCTCCTTTCTGTATTTTGCATTAAAAAAGCACTTCATAGCGAGGTGCTAGTTTATGAATTCTATGTGATTTATTACGCATTCTGCCTGTGCTATTGAGTCAGTTTTCTCTGCACTCGCATTAGCATAAGCAAATATATAACATTGCTCATTCATATCTGATACATCTATTTCAGCCCATAGTTGTGTATTTATTGGACTGCCAGCAAGCGAAAATGAAACATGTTTTACTACATATGGTGCCGGAGATGATGACGCTTGATATGTATAGTAATCCTGCATGGTTCTTTTCACTATATTTTTAGTTGGAACAATAACTAATCCTATACGAACAGAAGGGTTATCAGAAGTTCCTCCTGCATTATGCAACTGACCATTTAAAAACTTAGCCCCCACTTTTATTTTCTTAAAAGGTATCATATTTATAGAACTATCAAAGAAAATAGCTATATTTCTATTATGTTGAGCATGAACAAATTCAGGCTTTCTCTTAATAACCGAGAACCTCAAGCCCCCATCTCTTATACCCAAATATTTAAACCATGCATCAGACTGTGTGGTAAACCATTGGTCCGCACTGAATGCTATATTCCCAAAAGCATTAGGTATTTCTCCAAGCCTTACTTCCTTACCTTTGACCGCCACCCCTGACAATAAAACTCCGTCAAAGGTGGCATTGTTAAAAGCCACTCTACCTGCCGAATAATCAGGTAATGTACCTTGTATACCGAGAACATTCGTTCCAAGGCGAATATTATCTGATGTCAGTGTAGGTGCTTTAAGAAATACCCAATTTGCTCCCTCTATAATGTGTCCGTTCGGTATTTTAGACACCACTCCACGACCAGCCACAGGGTGATCTATTGCATGACCTTGGTCTGCCCATGCGTAGAGCATATCCAAAAATCCTGAACCGACAACGCTCCATATAGGTATTGCACCTTGCACTTTAGCAATAGTCTTACCGGATCTTATATTTTCAGCTCTAAGGTCTTGTGCGGGCATAAAAACAAATGCAACGCTATTATCAAGTGCATACTTTTTGGCGTCTTCAGGTCTCATAGATATGATGATACCCCTACCCTTGCTCGGACTGTCTATAGCACCGCCCTCGCCCCAATTGTCCGTTCTGTTATGGGCAAACATAACAGACAACGATATGTCACTATTTGCTGATAATAACTGCATAGTTCCTTCCAACGCTTCATCATTACTGTCAGCTGTAAGTGCTGTCTTACCTACCAATACATCAGCCCTTACAGCAGTTGTATCCTCTGATTGAATACCTCCGCCCCCTTTTTTTATTAAGCAAATCGCCATTATTTTTACACCCCCTTTAGCGCTATGTAGAATGAAAACTCCGGCTTCTTGTTAAAACACTTAACCCTTATCTTTCCGTCCAATGTCTCAACAAAATCCACTTTTGAAAACTGTTTATTTAACGCTCTTACAGCTTCTGAACTTTCATTACCTGCCAAATGTAATCCTATGACCGGCGTATCTGTAGACAATATCCCCGGTACATCAATTTCTTGTACATAAGGGGCTGTATTACTCCATTTACTCACATCCAGTAATACATACCTTACTTCTTGTAGAGCATTCAATGTCTTTGTTATGGTATTTAAGTCCTTTGCTCCGAACTTATCCCCTATTTGGCTGTATACTGTATTATCTGTAAATGTTTTTGTACCATCTCCATTGTCAAGTTCTCTATATCTTCTTTGTCCGGTAAATACATCGTCTTTATAGTCTGTTTTCAATCTATCCAAAATCAGCACCTCCTAAAGTAAAAGCCAGTCTTTTTTTGCCTGTATCTTGCCCAATAAGCAGCTCATACAGTCTAAGACCGGCTTTTTCTATCCTGTTTAGTTCTTCATAGTTTATAAATGCTTGATTAGGAAAATACTCTTTTTTTATACCTATATCAAGCATGAGAGTACTCTCACTAATTCTATGCAAATTGTTTTCTATCTCATTTATCTCATCAGAATACACATAATCACTATAACTTCTATCCGCTCCAAGGTCGGTATATCCGAAAACCTCATACAGTGTATATGCTAACTCTTTAAGATAGTAAAGATTGTTTTTAATCCTGTTAAAGTCATTCTTGTCAAACCTACTATTCCTATCCCAATCTGTTTTAGGTTCTGTCCACGCCATACTTCATCACCCTCCTAGCCTTTGCACTTCCTGACAATGCACCATTAAAATTAAGTGTATAATCTTCCAGTTTTATTATCATTCCGTCTACATATTTATTTTCCAAAAAAGCTAAGTCCCCTGCATCAAGTCTTGGTTCTCCTCTATCTGTAAGGCTGTATTCCCTATCGCTGTTATAGTATTCTGCTACCCAATCGCTGATAAGTTCAGCGTGTTTTACAGATGATATAAGAGGATTTTCCCATTTTTCTATCTTGCCTGTAACATTCAGCTCTTTTGATATTGATTGTTTGGATACCACATACTCGTAACCGGATATAATAACTTCCATACCGGACTGTGTTTCAATCTCTATCTCAAAACTTGAGCTTCTTATAATATTTGCTCCTTGATTTACTACAAATCCATACGAAGCATTGCTTAATTGAAATACATACCTTCCTCGTTTTGCTACAGTTTCTTTTACAAGTTCTTTTATAGCCTCTGTGCTTGGGTGATATACGGTTCTTATTGTATTAAGTATCTTAGTTTTTTCAAGTAGAGTACCTACCGGATATTTTTTAAGTTCTTTCTCATATTCAAAACTATAATCCGTTACATCTCCGAATATGATTTTATCCAGCACAACACGGTTATAAGCTTGTATTTTATTAAACTCTATATCAAGTCTGTCCATAAGCGGAAACTCATGGAGTATAACTGCTTCCAAATCTAAACCATAAACTTTATAAGTATCTTTAAGTTCACCATCATTATACGCCTTAAAAGTTAATTCTTTAGGGGCATACCCATGAAAGAAAAGTCTTAATCCGAATACCAATAGATCAGCTTCCATAGTTATACTTACTGAGGGGTTATTATCAAATGTACCATCTTGATTTGATATGCTTCTACTTATATACCCTGTATTCAGATAAGTAGAACCTTGTATATTCCTTGGCAAAAAGAAAACACTATCCTCAACTTTGCTATACCTGTCAGCTAAGCTTGCATAGTGCTGTTTTTCGTTTCCATTTAATATGTCGATAACTTTAGAATAGTAATCCTCGTCTGTTCCGGAAGCACTCATTTTAGGTAAAAAGCTGCTTTTTATACATATCTTCCCTGCTCTGTCTTGGTATAACAAACTTCTCCCGGCATTGGCTATAAGCTGTAAAGCAGATTTATGGTCAATTGCCGGTATGGGGTTATTGATAAATACTGTCTTAAGGTAACTGTCTATATAATAATCTCTGGTATCTACTTTCGCATCCTTTAGTACATCCATAGCTAAATCATACAAAGATATACCTGTATGACTATATACACCCTTTCTGTATATGCCATTTAAGTTATCGAAAACATCCGTAGCAGAAAGAGAAAGAGTCTTATCATCAGCACTCCAAGATTTCAAGTTTAATGTACAGCCATTTACCCACTCAATATGTCCGCTGTCCAGTTCATACCCATAAGTGACTTTCACTACTTGACCCAACTCCATAAAGTTAATTGAGCTTTTTGAATTTTCTATATCAAACGCCCTATCTTTGTTATTGATCTTGATATCAAAATCAAGAGTGTGCAAATCTTTCATTATTGGCGAGATATGCTCTTTTTTGGATGCAGATATAATCTTTGTATTATTGAAGAATATTCCCAACCCCATAGTGAGTTTATTAATTCTGAGCCTATTTCCACCATATAGCATCCTTAATGGCTTTATCTCAAAGAAAGTTACTTGGTTAAATACTTCATCTGTAACAAAGAGCTGCTTGTTATTACCTCTTACCTGCACCGTATTTACATTTGAAACAATATCAAAATCCACAGGATAAACATGGGAAAAATCTATAGTTAAACCTTTAATATCATATACCACAGGAAATACAAGCCTTATGACATCTCCTATATTCTTTACAACTATACCTTGATTTATATAGGTATATCTCGTGTTTTCCCTCGGCATAAAAAACATACTATCGTCTACTTTTGTAAATCTTTCTTCAAGAACTGCATACGGTATAGTTACATCATAATTATCAAAGGGTTTCTTTAGTTCTGCAAAATATGCATATTCTTTAGTGTTGTCAACCAATACACCGGCTTGTGCTTCCTGATTTACTATTCCGACTGTAACCGTCATAAAAGAACGGTTCCTTAAAGGCTTTCTTATCTGTTCTTTGTATTCCTTGCTTACTAATTGCATATCACACCTCGCCACAGTCTATAAGATTAACTTTACAGTTTTTATACATGATAGGCATACCTTCATCATCAAAAAGTATAGGAGTAGCACTTCTATTTCCCGGATACATTTCAAGTGTTATAAACCTGTTATTCACTGCATCAGGAAATGTACAAGTTACTCTAAAAGCTGAGAAAAGATTAAGTATTAGTGTCCATTCGGCAGCGGTTAAGACTGACCATTGGAGATTATCAATCTTATATTGATCTCTTCCTACTTTCTGTCCCACAAAAGTACCGTTAGCGTTCTTTCCGGCATCCACATTTGTAGCCACTACAAGACTTGCTCCGGCATCCGGAGAGGGTATTTTTGTATTATTTATAACTAAAAATGACATACTCTCTCCTTTCTTAAGTCATGTCAAAGCCTAATCTCTTACTATATTCTCTCTGACTTCTTGCAATCTCTTTATTGTCAAGATTTACAGTAAGGTCTAATGTTTCTATCAAATCCGCTATTTTTTCAAGTGCCGTTAGTATTTTCTCATTGGTTTGGTTGTCTCGTGATTGAGAGGACATATCAGCAGCTAATCTTGCCATATCTAAAAGTTTACTCTCAGGAGCCACAACCTCCCCTTGATACTTGTTATCGCCTATCATGGCAAGTTGCGGTGTATTAGCTCTTACATATCCTCCTTGGGCAAGCTTAGGCAGGCTGATTTTTGACATTGTAGGTATTGATATCGTATCACCACCCGGAATGGCACTTGTTAAATCATTAAGCCCTTCAACGAGTGAATTTATAGCACTGATACATCCGTTAACCATACCCTCAATTCCGCCTATGATCATGTTAATAACACCTTTTATAGCACCCCATATACCGTTCCATATATTCACTGTAGTAGCTTTTATGCTGTTCCATGTAGTATCCCAAGCACTCTTTATAGCATTGAGTGTTGTGTCTATACCGGTCTTTACTGTTGTAATACTGTTTGTTACTGTGGTCTTAATTCCATTCCATACACCTTCAACAAATGACTTTATAGCACCCCACACTGAATCCCAAACTGATTTTATAGCTTTTAAAACATTATCTATCGCTATTTTTATTAAATTAAAAACAGTTGTTACTATAGCTTTCATGGCGTCCCATATACCACTAAAGAATGTTTTTATACCTTCCCACGCCTTCTTCCAATCTCCTGTAAAAACACCTGTTATAAAATCAATGAGTCCGCCCAATGCTTTTAATGCCCCAGCTATGACATCGGCAACTGCTGTCGCAAAAGCAAAAAACACTTCAATTGCCACTTTTAATCCTGCTCCGATCATAGGCGCTACATTTGCAATAAACCATTCTATGAATGGCTGCAATACCTTTTCCCAAATCTCTTTTATACCATCTGCTACTTTTCCAAAAAACTCCATAAATCTATCAATTAGAGGTTTAAGATGTGTTTCTGCAAGTTCTGTAAATTTGGGTCCTATCTGTTCTAACACAGGTCTAAGATACTTATCATACATTTCCAATCCTTTAGCACCTATATCAGTAAATCCTTTAGCTAAAGCGTCTGCAAGGGGTTTGAAATGGGCATTATATGTATTTGTAAGTCCTGTGAAAAAATAATCTACAAGTTCTTTAATTTGCCCTACAACTGTGCCAATTATACCCAGTAAGCTGTTTAATGCTGATTTAATGCCATCTACATTATTTATAAACGGAGCTGTTATTATGTTAAGTATGTCTACAGAAACCTGCATACATAGCTCTTTCAGACCGAGGAAAGAATTTGCAAATATCCCTAACAGATCTGCTGTTAATTGCTGAGCTTGATCACTCCTAAAGACAGTGAATATATCAGCAATAGCGACCATGAAATTACCAAATATATCCATACCTCTTGCACTTATATCAAGAATATTTATAAGGTGCCGCTGGATAAACTCTTTATTTTGGTCAAGATACTTATCTAAACCACCTAGCAAATTTAATGCTATAGTAGCTCCTATAGATGCTATAGAACCTATACTTTTTCCTAGATTTAATGCTAATGACTTCATAAAATTATCAGCACTTTTTTGCACATCTGTATTAGAGAATATATCAAGTATGCTTTTCCCTATGCCTCTGATTTTATTCTGAATATCACCTATTACCGATGTATCTCCAAAACCAATAGCAAAACCTTCTTTGAAAAGCCCTGCCAACTCTTTCGCATAGTCTATAAGCCCTTTTATTTTTTCTCCAAAACTATCAATTACACCTTCACCCTGTGAAAGTGCTCCCATGTCAAAATCATCAGCACCATAATCAGATCCACCGCCGCCTGAGCCACCTCCTCCAGAACCACCATCATCCCCTAAATCGGGCTTATTTATTATATTTAGCTCATCTATTCCGGTTGTAGCACTCGCTATATCTTTAGCAGCTTTCTTAGCCGCACCTCCTGCTCCTCCTAAAGCTTTTCCAGCTCCGCCTGCTGCCTGTTCCATCTTTCCCATATCGCCTGCCGCTTTAGACACACTAGCACTTGCCGAGGACTTGCCCCCTGAAAGCAAATCTGTAAAAGCCTTAAAAGCATTGGCAAGAGACATTACTCTGCCTATAAGACCGTTTATCATTTTTACTACAGGTAATAATACATTTATAAGTCCTTGACCTATCGTGGCTTTAAGGGAATCGAATTGGAGCTTTAATATCCTAATTTGATTCGCCCAACTTCCAGATGTTCTCGCAAAGTCACCTTGGGTATCTTTTAATCCATCCATTACAAACCTATATCTGAGCATTACTTTTTCCTGCTCTGACATAGCATCTATAGATTGGGTAATTCCATTTCTCAGTGCGTATTCTTGCAAAGCAGCCTGAGACATATTAATACCAAACTCTCGAAGTGGAAGAAGTGTTCCGGTAAAAATAGATTGAAGTTTATCAAAAGCACTATCTTGGGATATGTTATAGAAAGATGCCACATCCCCGGCAAGAGACGCAATTCCCTCACTCATGTCATATGCTGCCTTTTCAGAAAAGCCCAAGGACTTTGACATGGCTCCTATAGTACCCATATACTTTTTAGCCATTATTTCAGACAGTCCCAGATTTACGGCGGCTTCCTTTGCAAACTTATCCACCTGTGCAGACATGGATGTAAAAGTAACATCCACAACATTCTGTACTTCTGCAAGGTCTGAGCCTAAGTTTATACATGACTTACCAAAGTCAACCAAGGCTTTTACTGAAAAAGCTGCAGCTATAGCAAGACCGGCTTTTTTAGCCATATCACCTATACCGCTTAATTGTTTGTCAAAGCCTGATCTGTTAAGTTCTAAATCTAATTGTATTGAGCCTGCGCTAGCACCAGCCATTTAGTCACCTCCTGCCATTGCTATAAAAGCCTCTTTTAACCCATCTAGCACATTAATTAAATCTTCATTTGCTTTACTGTATGCTTGTTTCTTTCTCCACTCATTTCTTATTTTATGTTGTTCGGGAGTAAAGTTTTTTAGTATGTTTTTATCGTTTTCAGCTCTTATAGCCACAACTCTGCCTAAAGCTGTTTCAGAGGATATACCTGCTAATAGTGCTCTAAACTCATCCCATTGCATATCTTTAAATTCTTTATGCATTAATCTGACCCCGTATTGCGATAAAAAAGAGGACACGATTAAATCGTAGTCCTCAAATAAATCATAATAGGGGTCTACTCTTCCCCCGCTTGGTCGCCCTTTCCGTTTATGAACGACATGGCAGACTTTACAACGATTAAGAAATCACTAAAATCAAGATTTAATGACTCTATTTTTTCTCTGTTTTCTTCTGAAAACAGCAGCTCATAGGACTTTAATATAGTCAATGATTCTGAACTTTCTTCATCGTTGATAACTTTCATAAACTTAAGTACTGTAGGAGCGTCTGTATTAACTTCTATCTCTACTCCCCTTACGATAAGTTTGGGATTTCCCTCAAAACTCAGTTTATCTGTAATATCTATTATTTTACTCATTTACTGCCTCCTATACTGACGGTGTTACCGTAGGCTTGCCGTTACTTATTACATCAAACTCAAGCGGTGCGACATTTGTTGAGTCTCCTGCACCCATGTTCTTAACATCAAATACCGCCATATCCCATTCCACTGTAGTACCGTCCGGAAATATCCAGCAAAAATATCCTTCCGAGTCTCTGCCGTTGGTAAATGCCTTCTTAGCTATAAAGTCGTTACCGGTATCCCCTTTATTTCTCTTACCGTTTATAGTGATTGTGACAGCTTTTGAGGTCATTAATGCCCTCTGCCATCCTTTATGTTCCATAGGTGTCCAGTTTTCCACACCGTTACTGAAAGACACTGAAAAGGTCTCCATATCGGCTATGGTTGTGGCACTTGACTTTTCAGCACCTACTTTGAACTGATTTTCATAAACCGGATATACTCCTGTTTGTGCCATTGCTTATTCCTCTCTTTCATAATAAATATCGCACCATATGACATATTCATAGATGCCGTTATCGTCTGTATCTACACTTTGCGGCTCATCCATACCCATAAGTATGAACTTACCCTTTACTTGCCCAATGCTGAAATCCCTTTGATTTTGCAATAGATTAAAAAGTTTTATGGCCGCCTTTTCAGTTTCTCTTTGGCTCTTATTCCAGTGGACAAGTATTGATATCTGTTTAATTCCGAAACTCTTTAATTTCAAACCACCCAAAGGAATTGATTGAGCTGTGTTTATTTTACGGTTATATACTCCTATCGACTTATTCTTTTTATCCTCAAGCTTTCCGCTATATACATACTCATCTTCAACAAATCCTAAAGAGGCTATAAAATCTCTTACATCTGATAAAAGAACCATTATGTACCTCCTATAGATTTATAGATTGTTGCAAACGTCTTTCGTGAAAAGTCTTTTTTACTACCTTCAAGATATGGTTCAAACCATCCCGCACCGGCATTAGCATGAAAAGCTTTATTGAAATTATATTCCGGGTGATAGTAAAGCCGCCTTGCATATGGCGTACTGTTTATAAGGCTTACTTTCCCAGTCTTGGAATCCTCATAATCTACAAAAAACTGTTCCCCCGATAATGCTCCTGTTTTCATGGGTACTGTTTCAGCCTGTCCAATATCTGTGTGTACTGCTTCCATAGTCATTTCCAGTGCTTTTACAGCCGATTCACTTAGCTGTTTAATTCTTACCTGATTCATCTTCACATTGACGCCCATATCTACACCAAATCCAATCTTGTATAATTAACAGTACCGTCAGGATTTCTAGCCTTAACCCCTTGGAATATCCGCCTTTTTACCCCTAACACTTCTACATTTCCCCCTGACAAGGTGGGAAGTTCCGGGCATATATCCCCAACAAACAAGGCACTTCCCGATAGCTGTATCAGCTTCTTTTCTGCCGTTAGTACTGTCTTTGCGTTATCCTGATAATTGCACTTAAGATTTAAAGTAATAGAGGGAAACGGCTCACCGTACTTGTTAAGCCCTTCCCTCTCCAAAATCACCTTTATGTCTGTTTTACAAAACCTTTTATCTACTAATACCGGATATCTCATACTCCCACCAATCTGCTTGTCAGACCTGTTTGACTTAACAAACTGTACAAGTCTTTTTTTATAGCCACACCTTTATCCGCATACACATTCCAGCTGTTACCGTTAAACTGCATTGATACCCCGTTTATGCTGTATCCTTGAAGTACAGTGTCTATGATATCAGCGTTATCATATTCAAAGTCTGCCTGTTTGCATATAACTTCTTTTATGATATCCTGCTGAAACACTGTCAGGTTATCAAATCCTTTAACCACAATGCGATTGAAAGTAAGTGAATCTATGTGTCTTGAAGCTTGTATCAGCATACGACCTAGATCATCAGAGGGTATGCTGACACCCTTATATTCATCTCTATAAAATTGTTCATCAACATACCCTGTATAGGTCATAGCTACTTCTTGCCTTCCTTTTCAGGCTTCTCAAATGCTTTCACCTGCTCTTCTAATTCAGCGATACGATCAAGAGCCTTCAAGTGCTCTTCCATACTTACTGTTTTTCCTCTTCCGTACTCAATTACGTTTCCCTCATCATCATAGATGTCAAATCCTGAATCTTTGTAATACTGCTTTAGCTCTTCCGTTATTGTGTATTCTTTATTCTCTTTTACTGCTTTCATCTACTCCTCCTATGCCTGAACATTCATTGCACAACCGGCTACTCTCTTTTCAAGCAAGAATAAATCGCCGTAGTTTCTGTTCTGGTAGATATATCCGTCCGCTGTTCTTGAGTCTGTGCCAGGTGTAAATAACTTAATATAGCTGTACTTATCCCTTGCAACTACACAAGATGGGTGAACAAGGATAAAGTTGATCTGCTTTGCACCTGTTCCGGGCTTGCATCCATCAGTGAAGTCATACTTTGTCTTCATTCTTGAAGAAGGCACCTTCTTAATCTCAACATCATCTAAGCTATGTACATTTCTGTTCACATTGCTTGGAGCAGTTACAGACATTACTCTCTGTAATCCCTCTGCCTCCTTTATAATCTTTGCCATAGCCGGAGTTACATAAAGGATTCTTCCCTCCTCCGGAACAGATGCCTCGTCCATTCTTGACATTTCCTCATCAAATGCCTCAAGGAAGTTCGCAGCAGTGATTACTGTAGTATCGATTCTGCCGTTGTATGTTGTAAGCTCTGTATGAAGCTTTGAAAATCTGTAGCTATCCTTTTCAGGAATTGCCTGCTCTGACTCAAAAGTGCTCTGAATATTTGCTACTGATAATGTGAGATTAGTCTCATCAATATCCATTGGGTCCACAAAAAACTCAATATCTCTATCGTGAGCAAGCTTCTTAGCCTCCCAGTCATTCTTGAGCGTACCGGCATTAAACCCCGGTGTTCTTGTGTGATCCTTGTATCCTGATGTTGTCAATCTAGGAAGCTTTATTGTCTGAGCGTTTATAAAAACAACTCCGGGATTACTCTTTGCCAATGCATCTGAGCAAAGTTCCTTTTTATAAACTTCCTGTAACAGGTTTGAAAATGTTTCTGCGTAATTATAAACTGCCATTTAATTTATTCCTTTCTGTTTTTACTTAAGCCCGAATGCCGCTCTTAAAGCTGCATTATCAGCTTGTGTTTGATTGTCTCCGGTTGTACCTGTGCCAACCTGTACAAATCCGCCGGCTTGAGCCTGTGAGGGTTTTAATCCCGGTATATCCTCAAGAACCTTTGATACGGCTGCTTTAACTGTTTCCTGATTTATCTTACCGTCCTGACCTAACACACTTGATAGGTCAGCCATCTTGATTACATAAGGTGCGGTCTTAACATCAACACCTAAGCCTAATACCTCAAATAAAGCTGTTTTTTCTATTTCAGCTTTTAATGCCTGCTGCTTATAAGTATCCAGCTCAGACTTAAGAGCTGTTACATCCGGTTGATTCGCCGCCTTTTGCTGCTTGAATGTAGTTACAGCCTGCTCAAGTTCTTCCTGACTAAGCCCCTGTTGTTTAAAGTAGGCTTTTAAGGCTGTATCTTCTTTAGCTGCCAAGGTACCGCTTAGCATTTGCTGTATTTTGTCATAATCTATAGCAGGTGTAGCACTGTTTTGTGCTGCAGTGCTTTGGTTTTGAGTCTGACTGTTAGATGTTTGCGGTTGGTTCTGGTTATTATTTTGATTATTTTCCATTATTTATTGCTCCTTTAAATCCATTTTTAGTGTGTCCCACTTAATACTTCCGTTTTCATAGGTGTCGCCTGCCACGCACCTTTTTAAGCCTTATCGTGTTTGGGCATTAAAAAAGAACGCCTATGCGTCCTTGGTTTGTTTAGTTTCTATTTTTTCTACAACTTTGTACTCCTCAAGTACATTATATCTCTCGTCTGTAACTTCCAGTATATCCCCCACACTTCTTAAAATGTTCCCCGCTGTAGAGTCATAGAAGTTACTTATTACCTTTACTTTTATAGTAATCACCCCTTTCTATGTATTAAAAAAGCACCTTATACTTCATAAAGTGCTTTAAGACGACCTTCTTTTTTTAGTTCTTCAACTTCTTCAGGTGTTAATTTAACAGGACACCCCGGCATAGATAGCCTATCTAAATAATCCTTATACGATTGCTCAGCATCCTTATCTTCAAATTCATTTTTCATTTACAATAATTCTTTTTCCAAATCAAAACCAAGACCAACATCTTTTAAGTCTAAATCTCTTGCTTCTAGTTCAGTTCTTAAAATATCTAAAACTTCATAATAAGCCAACGCTCTTCCGTCCTTGAAGCTGTCAGTCTTGTCTTCTTTTGCCTCACCTGCTGCTTCTTTGGCTCTCTCAACTATTCTTGTAACTATGTACCCAATTCCTTCAACGCTAATTTGGTTTGTCATAATACTTCTCCCCTTTCTTTTAATTCATCAATCCTATTTTGAATTGACTCTTTGAAATTCGAGATTTCTTTTTGCCAATGCTTTATTAGTCCTTGCTGTCTCCTCGGGTCTTTTGTTTCCCAATCCGGACAGTGACTGATTGGATTTTCGATATAATGCTCATGCTCTGCTATTCTCTTTTCAAAATTTCTTATAGATCTTCTCAATGAATTCGAACTTTGATTTTTAAGATCTTTTTCAGCAAATAATTGCAAATCCATAGGTAGAAAAGAACCTTCTGTATCATCTATTATACCATTTTTAATACGATTTACAACAACTTGATTCCATTCATTTAATTTTCTCTCATATTTATATGTATTACCCTCATCCAGTGAATTTCCAGCAAGTCTCATATACTTCTTCACTTGCCTATCAGCATAGTTTACAAGTTGTTCTTGCCTGTAATCTTCCTCAATATCTTTTAGTTCTCTTCTTGAAAACCTAGCCTCGGGATTATCGTCAAGCATAGGAAAATAAGTACTGTGGCTATCTTTACAGTTTGGATGATAAAACCCAGCTTCAATAGCAGAACTTAAAAGCATATAAGGTCCATCTGTAGGCTTTCCGCCACTCCACACATCATCAATCATTACTTTACCCACAAAGGGCATACATAAAGGACAAGCACCGCTTCTTTTATTGACTATGACCGTACTTATGCCCCATTCCTGACGCTTTGCCCCCTCTCCTTGAAGATATGCCCTTTTATTAGCCGTCCTTATAGCCATTCTTGCATAGTTGGCTAAGGTATGCCTTGCTCCATTTGAGTATTCAACGCATTTAAGGCCTGCTGCAAGCATATCCTTTGTGGCCATATCCACAGCTTTCTCATAAGTGCCTGCTCCAGTATTAGCGTAGACTTGAGCATCAAATATAGCTCTGCGGTATCTGTCATTAGCCATTCTAAGTATTGCCGTCTCTGCAGTACTCATATCCTTTACAGTTGCTCTTACAAGGGCGTTAAGCTTCCTCTCATTAAGTCTAAAGAATGCACCTGCTAAGGCTTCCTCCGATTTATTTGCAAAGAAACCTTTCTTTATGGCATCAAGAATCTTTATTTCTTCTGAAAGATAACCTTTTTTATTGGACTCTCTAATCAGGTTTTCTATACGGCTGTTAATATCTTTAAACCTGCCCTTGAATCTTGCAGCGTTTAGTTTTTTATACTTCTCTAACTGCTTAAGCTGTAAGGCCTGCCACATTTCCCAGCCGTAGCCCTCTTTTAACTCTTCAGCTCTGTGCCTATCCATATTTCTGATCATAGAGGATATAAGCTCATTTTCTATCTTGTCGAAAGCTTTGCCTATGTCGTACTCGAGTTCTACAAAACCTAAAGTGTTATCTGGACGGCTCATTGCTGTATACCTTAAAACCTGATTGCTTGAACTGCCTTACAAGTTCTTTATGCTTTGTCTTGCTTTCAGTCCTGTCTCGTCTTAATTCAGCATACCCGTTCTTCTCTATTGCGTACACACCACTAGGTACTTGCTCAGATGCCAGCTTTAACATCCCCTTGTATTGTTCTTTCGACATTTTGTATTGGTGATTCATTATCGATACTATCATCTATCAGTACCCCCTTCATATTAAGCTCAGGCTCTTCAAGCTCAGCAATTCCTTGTTCTGCTTTAAGCCTTGCAACCTCTTCTTTCTTCCAATCATCATCTTTACTGTCTCCATAAAGCTCATCTACAGATGCCTCTATACTCATGATACCTCCTGTTTTAGCCTTCGATACCGTCTCAACCTGACTTTCAAAGCTTGGATTTGCATACTCTCCAAAGTTCACATCAACCTTGACTTCTTCCAAAGCAGTTCTGTTCAGTATGTTGTATGCATCAAAATGGGCCTGTATAACTCTTGGCAAAACCTTTTGTAAGGCTTTTACTATTGAACCTCTTGTATAAAGAGTAGCCTTTTCCTTTTCTCTTTGTGCCTCTGCATTATCAAGCTTCTTCACATCAATACCCAATGTACTAGGACTTATAATGCCCTGCAAACAAAGGTCTAAGGCAGTTACATATGAAGCTAAATAACTATCATGCGGTATTGCTGGTTGTTCAGTGCTGATTCTGTTGTCTGCCTTTTCTGACATATTCGCTTCTGTAGATATGTATCTGTTATCAAAAGCATTCGGCTTTATAAGTGCCCCTGTGTTTGGATCTCTTGGCAGAAGTCCTTCAGGAATGTATGTCTTTGCTCTGCCTGCTCTTAAAGCGTCCATCCACTGACTCCAAGCCTCATCAAACGCATCAAAATTATCAAGCTTACCGTCATCAAAGATTGAACCGCCTCTATTCGGATACTTCTTACTTGAATATATCTTTGCCGGAACCGCTAAAAGTATGGTCTTATCGAAAGTTAAATCAATCATACTCTTTGTAACTTCAATACTGTTAAGCGGTACTTCTTTATCATTTAAGTACAGTTTATGGCTTATATATCCGTAACCATATATCTCATGTAAAGTATAGGTTTTATGGTTCTCTTTGTAGGTACTCTTAAAAACCACCTCATTGACCCTACCATATTGGTATTTATAGTCTACATATAAGCCTGACACCCATTCACACATAGGATAAGGACTGAAGTCCGTATCAATGACTATCTTCCAAGCACCATCGCCTATATAAAGCATTTCCCTAAGTGCAGTATTAAGCTGCTCCAAAAATAGCTCTTCCTTATCCATTTCAGCCCAAAGATTTTTATCTTTATCCGACTCAAAATCGAAGTCATTTAAGTCATTAAGCACCACATCGGTTAGCACTTTCACAATAAGCCCCGGCAAACCTGTGTGCACTTTTCTTATCTCCTGCCCAGGGGTACTTTTTGAGGCCCAGAATTTATACTTGTCCACCTGTTCAAGCAACTGACTATATAACTGCTCAAGTTCGTTGCTGTCCCCCCTGTACCATATTTTGTTACGAATAGCATTGGCTTCAAAGTCTATGCTATCTATTATTTTTATTGTGTAAGGATCTGTCGGCTGTATCTCAAGCCAGCTTCTTATACTCTTTTTAATAGTCTCCATTATCCTCATCTGATCTCTCTTTCTCCTCAAATCCTATAAGATGTGTATATGGCATCCACGAATACTGGCTTGCATTTATGGTATGGTCATTTGCATCTTCCGGCTCGTCTTTATCCTCTTTCCAGCTATATGCGTCAATCTCTTTAAGATGTTCTTTACAGCCATCACACACTAAGTATGAGCCTTGCTGTATCCATCCAAGCATAAGGTTTATACGGTCTATAATCTTCATAGCCTTATAGGCATTGTTGAATTTATATATTGAGCCGTTCAGCCTCTTGTACTTATTAAGTTCTGTTATGGTCGCTTGGTCTGCACTATCTATAAATACATCCCTTGCTGTGCCCCAGTTATCCTTATTCTTATCAAGGAAATTAATAAACTTACGCACTGTATCAGATGGTGCTAAGGGTGTATCAAGATTTGCATTGTTATAAACCTTTTCACTGAGTGTTATGACCTTGCGGCACTTAGTAATCCCTTGAAATACCATTGCTATAGTGTCAGGGCTCTTGCTGGAATAGGCTGTATCCAATGCTGCACTGAACTTCCTAAAATCGTACTTCTTAGCTTCAGCAATGCTTATCACATGCTTTTTCCTGTCAAAGTTTGAGAATATCAAGCCGGTAGCTTTACCCCTTAACCCTTGTATCTTGTTTTTATATAGCTTAGTTCCTACAGGGGCAGACTCTATCTTTTTAGCAATCTGCTCATCTGTTAAACTTAAGTTATCTCTGAACGAAAAAAACCAGTACTTCCATCCTTGTACCGGTTTTTCTTTTAGTTCGTCCAATATTTCTTTAGGGACATCCTGCTCATACTTTTTATAAGGTCTTGACCTGTTTACAAATTCTTTGTATACTGGTAAATCCGGATTATCAGGGTTTAAAGTAGCTATCAGATAATCGTTTCTTGTTGATATCTCTCTGACAAATTCAATGTTAGCCGTGTTAATCTCATCAATATACACACATCCGAATTGAGAGCCTAACACTAATTCCCACTTATCCCTGTTATCATATCCGAGAATATATATTATCTTACCCTCAAATTTTATATGTGGTATCTTATTATCCTTATCTCCATTGCCACAATAAACTGCTTTGTTATGAATATCTAATATCCCATTATCCTGCTGTATGATATTCTTCTCAGCAACTCCGGTAGTCTTTGCTGCTATGATGTGTAACTTCTTCTTGCTTGCACTAACCATCTTCATAAACTTAACACCGGCACCCACAGTAGTCTTGCCGGATGCCGTTGTACCTTCCAAGAAATCAGCATTGACTCCCTTTGTAGAATTTATAAAATCAACATACTTATTTGAAAGCGGGAAGCTACTCTTCAAGTCCCTCACCTCCCAGCTGATCCATTATGTCAGACAACTTTTTACTTGGTTCATCTGTGCTTAATTCAACCTTTTCCTTAAACAGCCCCATTCGCTTGCCGAGCAATTCTGCAGCTTTAAGTCTTTCTTTCTCGTCAGGAGCTTTCTGCATGGGCTTCGCCTTACTTACTCCCTCTCCTTGTCCCTCTATAACAACTACTTCTGAGCTGCTTTCTCCTCTAAGCACTGCGGTAAGGTACTCTAGTACTTCTTGTTGATTAGCAATCTTTTTGTCAGATAATTCTTTTAATCGTTCGTCTATATAGGTTTTGATATTAGGTTTTATTAGGTTTTCAACTCCTATAACATTTGCCGTCTTCTTACTATATCCTGCTTTTATTGCCGCCTCTGTAGCGTTTCCGCTGATGATATATTCATCAGCAAATCTTTGTTGTTTTATTGTTAATTTCAATATCATCAGCTCCTTTCTCAAAATTTACAAACAAAAAAGACAGCCCACTGACTGCCTTTCCTGCTGCTACTGTATCTATATTTTTAGGAGGTAATTATGTATGTCTACTTATACTTACACTTTCACCAATACTATTATAACACACTTGACTCTGTATTTGTCTGTAGACTTTTAAGAGTTTTATGTATTTTTATGTAAGGTTTTTGTAACTATTAATTTTTCAATTTCTGATAAGCCTGCCTTATGTGATTTCATTACCCAATCATAAGAGTATTCTAATTCTTTAGATACCATTCTCAGGCTCTTATGATATATATATTTCCTAGAAAGTACTTTTATATAGCTAGTGCTGCTAAGACTATAAATGTTATCTATAATCTCCTGCCTTTCATCTCTATATTTATCAATAGCCGCTTCCATCTCCATAACCCGCTCTATACTTCTAGTAAAACTAGCGTCTTTCTGCGGGCTTGCCTGCACTCGTTCTTCAGATAAGTTCTGAGAAGGCAAAAACGGCAATGTGTCACGGAATGAATTTAGCTCGTCTTTTTTACTTTCTATCAACATATCAAGCTTTTCAATTCTGCTTAAATATTGTTTAGCGGTCATTTATTCAACCCTTTCTTTCATACTCTTGTCAGTTAATGTGTTTTTCATTATTGCCTCCCTTTTCTTTATACAACATATTTTTCGTGTGCTATTTCAAGATTCCTCTCGTCAAGATCCAGATATATTTGAGTTGTTTTAAGATCCTCGTGTCCCAACATTTTACTGACCTGTTCCACGGGCATTCCCCTTTTTAAAGCCATCGTCGCACAGGTTCTTCTAAATCTATGCGGATGCACATTTCTAATTCCCGCTTTTTCTCCAAGCCTTTTGCAAAAAACCTCTATCGCACTGTTACTTGTATGCTCTTTACTATCTCTGTATCGTGTACTCGGAAAGATATACGGATTATTTACTAAGTTGATTTCTCGAATACGCTCATCCAATGTAAGTCTTGCTTGCGCATTAAGATAAACTGTTCTCTCTTTGTTTCCCTTGCCTAAGACATTTATCTTTCTGCCATCTATATCTTCGAATTTTATAGATACAAGCTCAGAGACCCTACATCCGGTACTTAGTAACAAGTCCACTATAAGCCTTTCTTTTGCATTCTTGCAGCCCTGTCTTAGCTTAAGGACCTCGACATCTGTAAATGCTTTCTTTTGTTTCTTTGCTACCTTGATACTACCTACCTTTCGTGCAGGGTTGGTCGGTATTATCCCCTCGATAGTCAGAAATTCAAAAAAGGTTCTTAAGTATCTTAAGTTATTTGAAACAGTCACTTTGGATACTTTATCCCGATGTTCTCTCAGTGCTAGGTAATATAATATATCGTCTGAGTTTACGCATTCAGCCGGCTTTCCTATCATGCTTAACATCCTAGGAATTTCAGCGGAATATTGTGCCAATGTCTTTTCAGATAAACCCTGCACTGTTTTTGTTATTATAAACTTTTTAAAGTACCACTCGTTCTTATCTTCTTCTCTTACAACGATTTGCGTGTTTTCCTTGCCTATACTGTATTCGTTCATAGCCATATAAAGTCTTGACTTAAGATCGCCAATATTTATAATTACTGCATCCGAAAGAGAAATCATTATCTTTTCAATTAACTCTGATTTCATGCTATATCAATACTCCTTTCTAGCTGGCGTTATAAGTACGCTGTTTCCAAATAATTGCTTAGATCGTTTAATGTATTTTCACTACTGACTCCCTTACAATACATACTTCTCATGTGCTAGAGCCAAATCTCTCTCATTTAGATCCAGGTATACTTTCGTTGTATCAAGTTCTTCATGACCTAACATTTTACTTACATACTCTATAGGCATCCCTCGCTTCAATGCCATAGTTGCACATGTCCTTCTGAATCTATGGGGGTGTACATTCTCAACCCCTGCCCTTTTTCCAATGTTCTGACACAGTTGCCTAACTGAGTCTATGCTCATATGACCATTATCTTCAATATTTTGCAACATTCTATACAACTCTGCATGTGGTACTCCTTTTTTTATCCTTTTTGAAACTGGTTTCATTTTAGGAAATAGATAAGGGTTTATTGTTTTCGCCATGCTTTTTATATATTCTTCAACACATAGCGATGCAGAAGCATTTAGGTAAACCGTCCTTTCCTTACTTCCCTTGCCTTTCACAACTATCTGCCTGTCTTTTATGTCATCAAGTTTAATCCCTACAAGTTCTGACACTCTGCATCCTGTACTTAAAAGCATTTCAATAATTGCCCTATCTTTCAAACTATGACATTTATTTTTTATTTTTGCTACTTCCATATCTGAAAGTGCAAATCGTTTTTTCTTTTCAATCTTGATCGAACCTACTTTTTTAACAGGATTTTTAGTCACAAAATCTTCTGTGGTCAGCCAATCAAAAAAGCTGCTTAAATATCTCAACTCGTTTCCGCATGTTGCTTTAGTGACTTTGTCTTTACACTCTCTTATTGCAAGATAGTATAAGATATCATCTGATGTTATATCTTCAACTGATTTACCTATTTTTGACAATATTCTAGGTATGTCCGTTCCATATGTCTTTAAAGTTTTTTTAGATAGTCCTTTTACCGTTTTTGTCATGATGAATTTTTTTACAAGCCATTCATTTTTATTTTCTTCTCTTACAACAATCTCAGTACTCTCAAGAGATATATTATACCCTTTCATAGCTATGTAAAGCCTTGATTTTAATTCACCCATATCCACATCATCAACAATATTTGTAAGAGAAAGTATTATTTTATCAATTAATTCTGATTTCATACTAATACCCCCATTTTTGCCGGTGTTAAAAACATACTATCTTCAGGCACTTCTTCAAGTGTAAGTGTATTTTGCCTTATCACAGTAGCTTTAATACCAAGTAAAGATAGCTGTACATAGCACATATGGACGCATCTATAGTCTATGTCTTGCGCTATTACTTCCAGCTTTTTTTGATAGTTTACACCCTGTTCAGATAATGACTTCGCATATGCTATTATCATCCCGCCGCTGCCACATGTTGGCTCAGTAAATTTTATTATTCCGTCCGTATCTGTAACCAGTGGCATAAGTCTTGCCGTAAGCCTACTTATGTGATTCGGCGTGAAAAACTGCCCTGTGTGCTTGCTGCCTGATTCAAGTCCCATGTATACATTACCGAGAACATCTACCATATCTTGTTCTAAAGCAAGTACCAACATTCCACAAAGCTCCGGAAACCTGTTTTGCTCGACTTCCTTGTACTTCTTTACAATCTCAATATATTTCTGTTCTCTGTTTTGCTTCAATTTGCTGTTCAATAGTGTACACGCATTTGCTATTGATATTGCGTACATTTCCATCCAATCAGAAAATACTTGATGTGGTGAATAGTATTTTGACATATCATTTATTAAAGATATTATTTGTTGATCGTATTTCATTTATTAAAGGAGCCAATTAATCTTTATGCCGGCAAGCTCGTCTCCTTTCTGTTATTCTATTCTTGTATTTCTTTTAATTTCTTCCAAGCCTCTTGTACTCTTCTGCACGCAATTCTCATTCTTCTCTCTTTATCTTTTATGAGTATATATAGTGCTTCTTCCTTTGCTTCTGTGGCTGTCATTAAGTCCAATACCTCTGATAACTCATAATTTTTGTCATCTTTGTTATATACTCGTACGCATAAATAGACGCTATCTGCATTCTCTATTTTTTCTAAGATATCAAGGGTTTCCTCTATCAAATCCATTTCACAATCCATCTCATATTCATATTTCAATTTCTCTTCGTTCATCATTCTTCTCCTATTCAATAACTACGATGTTATCAGCGTTTTTTTTACCCATATTATTTATATCTCATATAATTCTCTATTCGTTTTTATCATCATCTTTTTTTCTAAAGCTTCATGTATAGCACTTATTCTTTTTTCTCCAAGTCCCTTTATGCCAGAAAGTGCTTCTTGAACATCTTCGAATGTCAGCGTACCTTTGTCAGCTGCTTTTTCTCCATCCTCAAAAACACTTTTATACATCGACTCCGCCCATAAACTCATCTGGTGATGATCCATCTTTTTTATATGCAGATAATCTTTTCTGTTTAACTCAAATCTCTTCTTAGCCATGTTCCCTCCTAACAATAAAGTGTGTATTGCTTCTTTTGCTTTTATTTGATTTTTGTAGCCATTACCAGACCTAAGTACTTTGATGTGTCTTTTATATAAATGATTTCACTGTTTTCATTTGCAAAAAATCTTACATCCTTACCAAAAGGGGTTAATAGCTTTTCATCAACAAAAATCGGCTTATCTTTTTTCGTCTTAAATTCTTTCAGCTGTTTATCATCAAATAACTTTATTGTTTTTGTATCTGTAAGCTGTTCAGATTCATTCACTTTATAAAATAATTTTTCTATTGTGCTTCCTGAATTTCCTGCTTTCGCAAGTTCAAAACTTAACATATACGCATTTGCAGGTATCAGAATTACTGATATCCTCTTATACACTGCCGGGATATACTCGTGCCCATCTATGATAGCCACTTTATAAATTTCATAGTCCGGTACTGTATCTTTGATATTTGCCTTATAAATATTCTTTATTATGTCTGCCTGTATTTTTCCAAAATCCATTATCTACCCACACTTATCCTTTTTCTACTTTTTACCCTTGATCATTTTCTTTAAATCGCTCTTCCAACTCGCCTAACAAAGCCTTGCATATATCTAATACTACAGGATACTGCTCACCTTGTTTTATCATAGATACGCATTCACTTATGCAGCATTCCCAATCATTATCAGACATATTTCTTATCTTGTGCTTCCATTTGTTAAACCACACATTATAAGCCGTATGTATAAACCTGTTTAATTTATCATCAGGAATTGTCATTGCTCAAACTCCTAACACATATATATATGCCCGGGGTATCAGCATAGAATTTTTCTGTGATCTCAGAAGCCACATACGCATCATCTTTCCAATATCCCACAAGTGTCATACAGTCTTTTAATAACTTGATCATATTGTCTGTATCAGGTTTTGTAGTTTTGTAATCACCATTCCTGTGTTTCCCTTTTGCCGGATAAAGCCATTTTGTGATAAGCTGCACAGGTTCTGCCATAGGAGTATCCGGCTTATGAGGAGTTACCAAAGTTAGGAGTTTTAATCTTATGTTTTTTAATTCTTGCGGTTCGTATGTTACCGGCTTACCATTTACTACATGTATCTTTTTTTGCTGATGAGTTTTTGTAGGCGGTATCATTGGTATAAAAAATTCAATCTTCATTTTTTCACCTCACTTTACTACTCTAAAGCGCTAAAGGGACAAACTTTTTAATTTGTCATTCTTTTACAGGGACAGGGTTACAGATATGAGGGGGAGTCTTAACGACCCCCTCATCTGTTCCTGTTCCTGTAAGGGACAAATATATATATTATATATATATCTGTCCCTGTCCCTGTCCCTCGTCATTTTTACCAATCGGGACAAGGACAGATATATAATTTGTCCCTGTCCCTCTATACAAATTGCACAATAAAAATCCCTTAGGGACAGAGGGACAGACAATTGTCCCTCTGTTTTGTCCCTATTTTTCATAGTCAATTTGTAGGGACAAATGTGTTTTGTCCCTTTTGTCCCTGTTATATTTGCACAAAAAGTGTAACGCTTTTCATTAGTATTAAAATTGTCAATGTGCTTTTATTTTCTTAAGGGACAACCTAGGGACAATTGTCCCTCGAATTGTCCCTAAGGATTTTTGCTATTCTTTCTTGATGATAAATCCATTTTCTATGGTGAAATCATCTTTCAGATCCTTAGTAATATATCTTCTGATACTTTTTTCACTTATCCCTATAAGACCGGCAACATCTTCTATTTTTGCTTTACTTTCAGCTTGAAGCTCCTTAAATGCTCCCAGTACAGCTTCTAAATTATTGCCTTTTCTTCCTTTTTGACCTTCTGACATTTTTTGTTTATAGCCCTTACCTGGTAAGCTTTCGTCCTTGATATCAGCCAATATACCTGTTTCATCTACTCTATGTATTGGATAATCAAACCATAAGTTTACCGGCTCAAACCTTGCAAATTCTCTTAATGTACCTTCTATTCTCCAAGCTGATTTAGATCTTATCTTTGTCTGTTCGTTGGCCACATACTCTCCTAACACTTCCATTTGGTCAAAGTTAAGCTTACCTGAAGCATAATCATACATCTGCGTAGGGCTTAACCTGTCATCCTGACCTACATCATCCTGCCAGTTGCTTATATATTTATCCAAAGCTTTTTCTATACCCTTTATTTTTGCTTTTGCCGCTTCTGCTTTTCTTATATTGTCATTAAGTTCAAGTTCTACAAGGTCTATAAGCGCATCCGGGTCTCTTGCAAACACTCCCGAACCACTAGCCCTATCCATAGACTTTTTCCCTGACTGTGATCCTTTTGAATGATGATGACAGTATATGGTTGCAGCCTTTAGTGAAGTACATATAAGGTCAAATTGATTGCAGAACTCTGCCATTTGATTTGCTGAATTTTCATCACCTGTTATGATCTTGTAAATCGGATCAATAATAATAGCAGTATAGTTTTTCTTTTCAGCACGCCTTATGAGCTTAGGAGCAAGCTTATCAAGCGGTACAGATTTACCTCTTAAATTCCATATATCTATATTGTTTAAGTTATTTGGAGCAATACCCATGGCTGTATATACATCCTTAAATCTGTGCAGACAGGAAGCCCTATCAAGCTCCAAATTGACATATAATACTTTCCCCTTAGTACAGTTAAATCCAAGCCATTTATAGCCTTCTGCTATCGCTATAGTAAGCTGTATAAGTGCAAATGACTTTCCCGCCTTGGACGGTCCAGCTATAAGCATTTTATGCCCTTTTCTAAGTACATTTTCTATAAGACAATCAGCAAGCTGCGGCATATTGTCCCACACTTCGCTTAAGTCTTCCGGATTAGGCAGATTATCATTAACTGCCTCTACCCATTCCTCCCATTCAGTAAAGCTTTCTTTACCAATGTTGGTAGCTATTAAAAACTGCTTTGCTCCGTTCCTTAAGACTCCCGGCATACGAGATAATCTTGAGGGATTTTTATTCTGTGTATCTATCTTTAATCCGTTCTTATCGCATATCTTGTATAAGAAATCAACTCTTGCCTTATACTCTTGTAAATCTTTAGCCTGTATCTTCACAATGGCATGAAGTGATTTTTTACCTGAATGTGTTAGTGCAGCTATTGGAAGTTCAAGCTCTTTCATAATTGCATATTGCTTTCCGATGCTTAAGCTGTCGGACTCTACTAACGCATATCTGAAATCACTTACATTATCATTTTTAATACCTAGACCATCTAAGGGATTAAACCTGATCCAAGCACCGGCTTGAGAATTACAATCCCCTATAACATAGCTTATATCTTCACAGTTTTTAAGTTTTTCAATAAGTTCTTTAGCTGTTCTGTCCCAATGTCCTTTAGTAGGGCTAAGTCTTCCGTCTATCTCATATACCGATGTGACATACCCTACATTTTCATCAGGATGAAACAGGGTTTCTAAGTATTTTATAAGTTCAGCTTTAGGTTCCCAATTTTTAGGTTCAGGAATATCATGTTCTTCTATATAACCTTGATCTACTATAGTTTTTTCATCATCACGAGTGATGATATCATCCCAATCAAGTGCATATCCGGTACTTGAAGATTCAGGAGTAAAGCCACCTCTGACAGCATATTCAAATATAGTACCACCGGTCACAATATTTGAAGAACCGTTGAATGTATCCCATTTCCTATAACATTCACCTACTTTATACCTATGATCATTCTTACTCCAATTATCCCAATCATAGGCTGTAAGTCCCTCTTGCTTTAGTGCCATTCCTACATTCACCCATTCCTGATATGTAAGTTCTGCCGGATTTATATAATTAAGTAATCCTTTTATATCCATACACTATATGACCTCTTTCGGGATGTATTTTGATGGCGCTATACCTGCCGGAACATGCCAACCGTTAGCAGCTATCCTATCTATCAGATTTTTAGCTTGCTCAAACTCCCATGTGCCTACGTGTCTAAATCCTTTTTGCTCTAAGAACCTTATTTGTTTCGGTGTAGTGAGCCCTGCTTCTCTTCTTTTATTTAATTTATCAAGTATCAAGCTTGCTTTTCCTGCACACTCTATTTCATCAGGGAATATACCGAACTTTTCTAAAGCTTTTACCTGCTCTTTTGAAGCCGGTTCCATTTCCCAACCGAATGCAGGTACATAACCGGATAGATCTTCTGCTTGTATACTCATTTCAAACTGCAAAGGATCTACCAGCTTTTTCTTTTTTCTCTTCATTTCTTCAAGAGCTTTTGCCAGTGCTTCTTCTCTTTGAGCTACTACATCCTGAGCTGCTTCTTTTTCTATAGCTTCCAGATCCATAGCAACTCCCTGATTCTCTTCCAACTTTTGTGTGACGATCTCTGCTACTTCTTCATTTTCACAGATAAGGTGTGCCGGATGGCAAAGCTCATGTCTTTCAGTATGCCAAAGAAAATCAAGTAAAAGTAGATTTTCCTTACCCGGATAAAGTCTTGTTCCACGACCGACCATCTGACTATATAAGCTCCTTACCTTAGTTGGTCTAAGTATTATTACACAGTCTACGGACGGACAGTCCCAGCCTTCTGTCAGCAGCATGGAATTACATATAACATTGTATTTATTTTCATCAAAGTCTTTCAGTATTTCGGCTCTGTCATCACTGTTTCCATTAACTTCCGCTGCATTAAAGCCAATTTGATTTAGTATTCCTGTGAATTTTTGACTTGTTTTAACTAACGGTAAAAACACTACTGTCTTTCGACCTTTACAGTAATTACTCATCTCTTTAGCTATCTGTTCCAAATAAGGATCTAAAGCAGTACCTAAATCACCGGCTTTAAAATCTCCGGATTGCATAGCCACACCTGACAGGTCTAATTTAAGCGGTATAGTAAGTGCTTTTATAGGACTCAGATAACCCTCTTTTATAGCCTTTGGAAGCGTGTATTCATATGCCAATGTTTCAAAGTACTGCCCTAAATTTTTCATATCACCCCTGTCAGGTGTTGCCGTAACACCTAACACATTGGCAGTATTAAAGTAATTAAGTACTCTTTGATAACTGTCTGATATACAATGATGGGCTTCATCTACTATAATCACATCAAAATGTTCATTACTGAATCTTGATAGTCTTTTTTCTTTTTGCAGTGTCTGTACACTTCCTACGGTTATCATAAACCATGAACCTATACAGCTTTCTTCAGCCTTTTCTACAGAGCATATAAGCCCTGTAGATTTTCTTATCTTATCGGCTGCTTGTTCTAATAACTCTGCCCTATGAGCGAGTATTAAAACTCTTTTACCCTTTTTAACCATATCTGCCGCAATCATAGCAAATACTATAGTCTTGCCACATCCGGTAGGTAGAACAAGTAAGGTTTTTTTATTCCCTTTATCCCATTCATCCTTTATCTTAGTACGCGCTTCTTCCTGATATGGTCTAAGTGTTATATTCATTTAAAACGCTCCTGCTTGATATGTTTTCATCTCATGTGGCAAGAATGAGTCTACTCTGTTATTTTCCCTGGTATTGCCGTCTTTATCCGTATACTTATTGATGGTAAGTTTAAGTTTACCTGTAGCACCTGTAACCTCATTCCATCTGGGCTTTAGCGGCTCACCCTTTTTCTTTTGTCCTATTGAAGTAAAGAACTGAGATAGCTTCCATTCCGCTTTACTGTTTAAGTAAAGTTTTTCTATAACACTACCGGATAACCCTTCCTCGTTTGTTATCTTGAGATAGATAACCGCAACATTGCAGGCTGCCATCTTTTCGCTGCCGTCATATCTGGCTTTTTCCATCTTAGTAATACTAAATGAGTATTCTCCTTCCGGAAGAATTTCAAACTCCGATTCTTGTGAGATCTCATCATCCCAGTTCAGTTCATATCCTAAATTTGAATTATCTGACATTTTTTATATTATCCTTTCTTTTACTTGAATATAACTTCCGCTTCTTCTATCTGTTTTTGCATTACTTTTTTAACCTGCTCCCAAGCACCTATAAGAACACCCTGAACAAAATCTTCAGGCATATCTTGTATAAGTGTATCCTTAGGAAAATACCCCTTTGCAAAGCAAGCATCTTGTATGTTCCATTCGTTGAAATCATCTTTTTCCATCAGATCTATAAGTGCTTTGGGTATATTTTCTTTTTTTGACAAAAATCTATTGATTATCTTATTATCTTTCACTTCCTCATTAGCAGCAGGTTTCGGTAACTCTTCTTTAGCTGCTTCTTTAATCGTCTGTGGTGGTTCTTCTATAGGTTCATCTCTTACAATCGTTGTTTCTGCATTTTGCTGTTTTCTGACTGTCGGTTCTTCTTTTGGAACTTCTTCTGCTTTCGGCTGCATTTGTTCTTTTACACTTGTAGTAAATGTAGTAAATATGTGTCTTATAGCTTCAAAATCCATATCTATCTCTTCAGGCAAATCAAACCTATTCTTAGCATCCCAACACACATGATGGGATGTGTACATTACCCTCTTGCCCCCTTGTGCTTTATTCTTGCCATTTTGTGTACCTTGTCCGTCTACATTAACTACACTGGTCTTATAATTACAGAATAAGACCATATCAGCCCATTCTTTTACCAGTGGTGATGTTTGAGAACTTGTTTTTTTACCAAGTTTAAGTTCCCATCTGTCATATGCCCCCATCTCATCCGGCTGTTCAAACTTACGCATCTGAGCATGGGCAGTTAAAACTACATTTATACCTACATCCACTATTTCTGACAGCTTATTAAGAAATCGCCCTATTTCTTCCCTGACATATACATAGCCGTTACCGTATCCGAAGTCCTCTATACCTTTTTTTTGGTGTTTTGCACATATAGCTTCTACACACATAGCTTCTGCCCAGTCTATAGTATCTATTACCAAAGTCTTGCACACTCCCGGATTAGACTTTATGTATTCGAGTTCCTCTAATAAATATGACCAGCTTGCAGGTTTAGGAAGTCTGGATACATCCATGGTATTAGTACTCCCCTCTGTATCTATAAATACAGCTTCCGGAAATTTACTTGCAAGTGTTGACTTGCCTATACCTTCTGCACCGTATATGACTACCTTTTTAGCCTTATCTATTTTCCCCTTAGTTATTTTCATTAAAACTCTCCTTTCTTCCACTTAGGTGTAACTGTCTCGTGATTTTCCATTCCACTACTGTATCCGTCTTCTATTATGATAGAACATTCATCACCTTTGCTTACCCTTGTTGCTATGGCTTGTAAACCTTCCTGTTCTAACCACTCACCAAACTCTTTTAGTGTATCTAAGTCCATTTGTTCTAACTTGTCTATAAGCACAAAGCCACATTCAGGATTAAGTTTCCTAACTATAGCTGTAGACACTTTAAGCCTATCCGATCCGGACATATTGTCCCATTCCTGCCCTTTGTACTTTAGCTTGCCCTCTATTACAGTAAGCTCCGGTAATGGAAGATTTGCATCATTCAACAACTCTGTCTTTTGCTCCCTTATATTGCTTAACTTGATTGTAAGGTTATCATATTGAACCTGATATTCTCTTGCATCATCTTCCGCCTTGTCTTTATCAAGATTTATCCTTACCTTTCTGTTTATTTCTTCTATATGAGCAAGGTTTTTTTCAAGTTCTTCTGTAGACTCATCTATAAGCTCTACTACTGTTTTTTGTGCAGTTTCTTCATCTTTAGCTACCTTTTCATAACTCTGCTTTTTTTCATCAAGCCTTGTATACAATTCGGCTATTTGCCCTTCAAGTAACTTTATCTCATCCGATAGCCTATGTTTTTGATTACTTATAACAGCAAGGTTATTTCTTTTCCTCTGATTTTCACCATTCCTAGCAAGTATCTCTTGCTGTTGCTGGATAAGTTCAGAAGCGGATATTAAGTCTTTAGGTGCATCAGGAAAATACTCTTGTTCATCAGCAAACTTCTTTTTCTGATCCGCTATTCTTCCTATAGCAAGTCTTTCATTGTATACGCTTTTCTCTTGCTCTTCTATCTCCGCAAGTTCTTTACCTACTCCAATAATATTTAGTAGAGTTGTTGCTTTTTCCGTATCGCTTGCTTCCATAAATTTAGGTAAATCAAGTGCCAGTTTCTCTATAAAACTGTTAAGTAGCTGCTGTCCTGCCTTTTCGCCTTTAGGATCTATTACCTTCAAGTCGCTATTTTTACCCTTGCGCTCCACTATCAGACCATTGCTTAATACTAAGTGTAGGTATGGTGGTGTAACCGATCCCTCTCTTAAGGGTTGAGAAGGTCTGTAGGTGTCTCCGCCCAGTGCCCATGCTATAGCGTCAAGTACGGAAGTCTTTCCCTGGTTATTATTTCCTCCTACTATAGTAAGACCGTTTGCCGATGGCTCTAACTTCACAGCCTTTACTCGTTTTACATTTTCAATTTCCAGCTTGTTTATTTTTATCGACATAAAACCTCCTTATATTATTTCTATATAATCTTTAGTAAATTTAATCATCATCGATACAACTTCTCTTTCGCATAGATTAGTTTTTTCTGATATTTCTTCTATTATCTCTTTAGCAACACTGTCCACTCTAACTCTGTAGTGGTTATCTGTACTTCTGTACCTTTGTTTTTTTATAATTAATTTTTCCATATTTATCTTTTATTTACCTCTTGTCTGTGATACAATCACAGTTGATTAATGTTTTTTGTAGCTTACAGCTTATCTTCCTTAAAGGGCTGTAAGCTCTTTTTATTACTGTAAAGTAGTATATCCGGATAACTCACTATCATTTCCTTGTTTGTCCTTATTACTTTAAGCTTGACTAAATCCGGATACAGTTTAATAACTTCCACTCTGTCTGTTTTCTTTTTGGGTTTTGAACTGTCTGTAAAATCTTCAGAACAAAAAGACTCATAAGTATAGTTAAACCTGTCACCAAGCTTTACTGTTGCTTTAAGTTCTTTTATTCCTATGCCATGATATCTGATGTTGCCTGAATATTTAGCCACTGCCATCTACATCACCTCTCTGTAATGACCGCTTTCTTTCATGAAGTCCGGTACATTAAGATTTACCTCTTCCTTTTCTTCTTTTACCTCATTTTCAAAGATTAAAGAAACCACACTATAAGCATCAACTCTGTTATAAGAAATATGAACCAGTGTACTATCACCTACTTTTATATGGTCTAAAAGTTCTTTTAACTCCATATCTGCATGTCCTCCCTAAGTATCTTTTCCAATGCTTCAACTACTTCTTGATAAGTATGCACAAGCTCAGATCCTGCAAAACGCTCATCTTTTTCACGGTCATAATAACAACTGTATGATTTAGTTGTTTTGTCTTTTTGCCATTGTCCTTGGCATACTTCAATATCCATTGTTTTTATATGAGGATATAATCTAAAAATTACCTCTCTTTTACCAACGACATTGATTTGCAAACATAATTCCACTAGCCTTTTTATCCTCATTGCTTCCTGACTTGTCATAATTGCCCCTCTCTAAAATATCTTTATTTTCTCCTCATCTGTGAGCCAGCCCCTGCTGTTCAAATTCCTTAATTCCTGAAAAGTAAAAGTACTAGGCTGCCTATATCTTTTGCTATATGTTTTCTCAGAACAATCAATTATTGCAGCCATTTCTTTATTAGTCTTACCATAAGTACCTTGTATTCTTTTCAAAGCACCTCTAAGTATGGCATCCTGTTTTTCTGTTCTGCTTTGTGCCAATTTGGGCATGTCATCACCCCCTTACTCTTTATCATCGATAATGAATGCAAAGGTCATCATCAAGATGACTGCTAATATGCTTCCTGCTGCTGCCATTACTCTTCTTCCTCCTCTTCATCATAGAAGTCCCACTTTGTTAACAATCCTGCATGAAGCATGGCAAGGTGTAAGGGGTTGTCCCAGTGGAAACCATACCTGTAGACTTCATTTCTATCTACTTGATTTACCTCTGTTTCTGCCAGTTCTTCCCCGTTCTTGTAAAGAGTCTTTGTGAAACGGCTCCCAAAGTCTCCACAGGAGGTACTATCATACACAAACTCGTACTCTTCTCCTTGCCACTCAAATGTGGTTTTCTTAAGTGGCTGAGAATACCCACCACCATTATTAGCCTTATCAGGGTCATAAGATGAATTCTGTTCTGCTGCTGTTTTACTTAAAATTTTTATTTCACTCATTTTAGATTCTCCTTTTTTTCTATATCGCTGTACTGAGCACATCCATTTCTTTTAGCGTTGCATAATATATAAGCATTTCCGACAATTTGTCTTTAGGAATAAGGAAATGCTTAAAATACCCGCCTTCCTTTGTTATATATATTTGTCCGAGTTCTCTCATAATTGCGGTAGGGATAAACAGTATATAAGGATTTTTCAGTTCTTTACCCTTGCTTCTTTCCAAAAATGCCACTATTATATCCGCTTTTGAATTTCTAACATTCCAGTAGTCCTTATCACCCTTTGTAAGAATTGAACTGTACTTTATATCAATAGTTAATCCGTTATACACAAAGTCATATGCCGGATTATTCATTCTAAAGTTTGCATTTATATCTACAGCTCTCGGAACAAGTTCTTGGAATAATTTTTCTGCTCCTATACCCTTTTGCATACTCTTTGAAGCAAACTGTATATGGTCCTTCTTATTTATCAGACCTCTTTTCAAAAAGTGCATAAACAAGATATATGCAGGGATTTTGCTTGCCATGACAGTCTTTTGAAAGTCATGATTAAGCTTATAAATCTTCTCTGCTTCGTCTATGGTCATTAAGCTTTTACCTCCTTACAGATTAGCCACTTTGTAAAACCCTCTCCAGCCATTTTCAAGGCTTTGTTTTACTATCTCTATTTGTTCAGTTTCGTCACTTGTAAGCCTACCTAAAAGCCTAAGACTGTGATGCATATACTTATAAGGATTTTTTGTATAGTACTCATTCAGTACCGACCTAAGTTCTTCATTTGCTGTGTATTTATTGATTGTTTCTATTATATTCATCTTTCTTCCTCCTTTATGCCCTGTCCTCGTTCTGATTCTTATCTTTAAGCTGACTTTAAGTAATAAATTGTATTCGGATCCACTCCAAGAGCTTTTGCAATGTATGAGATGTATTCAGCTCTTAGTAATTTGCGACCATTTAACATATTACTAAATTCTTGTGGCGTAAACCCAGCTCGCTCAGCTACAACTCCATACTTCATACCTTTTTCACTTATAATTTCCTTGATATTGTTAATAATCATTTCGTAATCACTCATATTTTCTCCTTTCTACAAGTTTCTTGTAAGTGAATTTATATTATTACAACTTTCTTGTATTGTCAATAGTTTTTTACAAGAAACTTGAAATTTTTGTATTGACTAACACATTAAATTTGATATACTCTATATCAAGAAGAAAGGAGGATTAAAAATTGAGTATTGGTTCAAGAATTAAGGAAAGAAGGAGTGAATTAAAACTATCCCGTAATGATTTAGCAGATGCAATTGGAGTATCTCCATCAGCAATCGCAAACTATGAAAATGAAATTAGTGTACCGAAAATAGAATTGATGTATAAAATTTTTTCTGTATTAAAATGTGATGCTAACTATCTCTATCAAGATGATATGACATTAACAACTAAAGGTTCTGTTATAGAAGAACCTTTACTAAATAAATATCGTCAACTCGATCAACATGGTAAAGAACTTGTATCTTTAGTTATAGACAAAGAATACGAAAGAATGGAAATTTCAAAAAAACAAAAGAATAAAAACACTTCTTTAATACAAGAAAATATTTCAAATTATGAAATACCACTTTGTCAGTACCCTTACATCTTAGGAGGTGCAAGTGCCGGATTGACTTCTTTTCTTACTGATATAGAAATAGAAAGCATAAAGGCACCTGTCTGCGATGGTGCGGATTTTATTATATCTGTAAGTGGTGATAGCATGGAACCAAGCTACTACGATGGTGAAAAGGTATATGTACAAAAAACTCCCGAACTTAATTTTGGAGATATTGGAATATTTTCAAGAGGTAATGAATTGTTTATAAAAGAATATGGCGAAGACGGTCTGATATCTCATAATCCTAAGTATAAGATGATAAAGGGTACAGAAGATATTCAAACTGTTGGAAGAGTCATTGAAAAAGTAGAACTTTAGAGGATCATTTTATGAAGAAGATAATTAAAATAGCTGTAACTGTTATATTTTCAATACTTGCAATATTTTTTCTTATTTGCTTAGCAGCGGTAGGCGATGTTACCGGGAAGATAGTATTTTTTATCTTAGCAGCGGTATTCATTACTGGGATTATTGTTGTAAATCGAGGAATTAAAAATATACCTATATTCTCTTCTAAATACAAAGAACAAATTGCAGAACTTGAAAATACAATATCCGATTTAAATCAAAAACTTGCTGAATCAGGATATCCGGACTATGAAAACCTGCAAAATTTAATCCATCAGAAAGAACAAGAACTTAACGAGTTGGATAATAGAATATCTTTAAATAGGATAGATATTTCAAATTCTAATGCTACCTTAACTGAGTTATCTGATAAAGAGAAAGAGCTGGAAAAGAAATTAGGTTCACAGGCTAAAAAACTCCAAAGAATAAAAGAGCTTTATAACAGCATAAACTACAGTATAAAAAACTACTACAAATCCGATACACATTTGATTGATCAATACAGCACTGAAGAAGTTGAAGCACTATCTCCAAGCGTAATTCTAAAGCTACACCATATGGATATTATGGATCTAAGACGAGCTTTTAAGGATAACGATAAGATAATAGCAAAAACTCTAGTCGAGTATGAGTCAAGGTATACAACCAAAGCTAACAAAACAATATATCAGTTATTAGTCATAGCTCTAAAGGCAGAGTTACAAAATATTCTTTACAACCTAAGGTATGAAAAACTTGACAAGGCTGTAGACAGTGTAAAGACAATGACATCCAAATATCTTAAAATAGCTGGAGAAGGTAATCAGGCTATACTTCCTACCTTGGTCAGATTTATTGGTGAGATAGAATACCTTTTCATAAATTCCGTTAAGATAGAATATAACTACTATGTAAAACGAGAGCAACAAAAACAAGAACAAGCTGCTTTAAGAGAGCAAATGAGACAAGAAGCTGAAGAAAGAAAAGCTTTGGAAGCTGAACGAAAGAAAATAGAACAAGAAGAGCAAAAGTTTAATTCTGAAATAGAAAAGCTGCAAACTTCTATGACAATTGCTACTGATCCAAGTGAATTAGAAGCTTTGCGAGCTAGAATTTTAGAATTACAATCACAACTCTCAGATGTAATAACAAGAAAAGAAGATGTTACAAGGCTTCAAAACGGTAAAGCCGGCAATGTCTACATAATAAGTAACTTAGGTTCTTTTGGAGAAGATGTATTTAAGATTGGTATGACTAGAAGATTAGAACCGCAGGATAGGGTAAACGAATTAGGAAGTGCTAGTGTACCGTTTAAATTTGATGTACATAGCTTTATTTTTTCAGATGATGCTGTAATGTTAGAAAACTCTTTGCATCACAGACTTAATAGTAAGAGAGTGAATAAAGTTAACCTCAGAAAAGAATTTTTTAGAATATCAATAGACGAATTGGAAAAATTGGTAAATGAAATTGATCCAACTGCTGAATTTAACAAAACTATGTTAGCTGAGGAATACAATCAATCGCTATCAACTGATGAAGTTTATGATAATTCTGAAACCAGTATCTATGAAGATGATGATGAAATGGAATAAAAATTCAGTTTTTTCCATTTTGGAAACAAGTTAAAATAAAAAAAAACACCCCTGCACTGTTGGCGCAATGCAAGGGTAAAGTTAAGTCCTATGGTATAATAGAACATCACTAACAAGCCATATTATACCACAGGCAACACTTTGTTCACACTCTGAACTGGTGTTCTTTTTATACTCAAAATTTAAGGGGGATACGATATGGCAACAGCAAGAAAGCTACCATCAGGTAGTTATAGATGTCAAATCTATGATTATACAGACTCTAATGGTAAAAGACACTACAGGTCTTTTACTGCAAAGACAAAGAAGGAAGCAGAGTATTTGGCTACTACTTACAAAATTGATAATAACAGCAATAATCAAAGTAATCTTAATATAACACTTAAGGAAGCAATGCAAAATTATTGCGACATGAAATCTAATGTGTTATCACCTACTACTTTAGTAAATTACAAAAGACTTATAAATAATGCATACGAAAATTATTTAAGCTTACCAATTAATAAATTTAGTGCTGAGCTTATACAAAAGTGGGTTAATAAATATTCAACAGATAGAAACCCTAAGACGGTTCGTAATGCTTACGGTTTCCTGTATGTAGTATTGAAGGCTTATTCCCCAAACTTACATATAACTGTAACTCTTCCACAAAAAATTAAACCACGCCTATATGTACCTACAGATGAGGATATTAAAGCCATACTAAATTACTATAAAGAAAATGATAGAGATATGCTTATAGCTGTTTACTTAGCAGCTTTTGGCACATTGAGAAGATCTGAGGTCTGTGCCTTGACTGCTGCCGATATAGATGGAAATACAATACACATAAATAAGGCATTGGTATATTCAGATAAAACAGATTGGGCTATAAAAACTACTAAAACTACATCAAGCACTAGAGATATAGATATGCCGGATTATATAATTAAAGAATTACCAATATCTGGAAGGCTTGTGAACCTAAATCCTAACCAAATAACCCATAGATTTGCCAAAACTCTTAAAACCCTTAATATACAATCATTCAGGTTTCACGATCTAAGGCATTATGCAGCAAGCATGATGCATGCCCTTGGTGTGCCGGATGTTTATATAATGCAACGTGGTGGTTGGGCTTCAGACACAACTCTGAAGAATATTTACAGGGGGGTTATGAATGATTATAAAGATAAATTTACTAATAAAGTTTTTGAGCATTTGGAAAATATGCAACACGAAACGCAACACAAAAAATAAAAAAGCCTTGAAACTCAAGACTTTTCAAGAGCGCG